TTTGGATCACATTCAATTGGATGCATCATTGACTCCGAAGTTTTGCAAGAAACTGCAAAAGTAGAATTTTCCATATCTACCTTATTGCTGTACTGCGCGTCGTAAACGTCGTAATCGCTGGCTATAATCACTGTTCCCAATTGTTGCCCAATAGCGTTGAATTCTGAGCTAGTACTTTTAAATGTAACTATACATCCCAATGGTTCCCATTGTTCATATCCTTTGGCTATAGTGGATAACCATGGAAAAAGAGCTGGATTAGTAGGATTCAATTCGTACTTTTGCACTTTAAAGGCGTTGGCTGTGCTTGAGCTAATCAAGTCACCGACGTATTCCCTGTGTTCAATAATGGTTGATTCTCCGTTTCTCGAGAATGTTGGCGCCTGTGCACCAAGATTTCGCGAATTTCGGCCAAGAGCGTTAGAAGAAACAACATAGTCACCTCTTCCAATAGCTTTACCAATGAAAGAACCAACCTTTTGTCCCACTTCTCGGCTACCAAGTTTTTGCCCAATAGCACCACCAACTTTACGACCAACATCACCCGCAAGATCTGTATGGCCCAATGCATTTGCTAATTTGTTAACCTTCTTTCCAATACTTTTTACCTTTTTAACCACTTTCTTTCCTTTCATTCTATCGTTTAATATCCGTACAATATTCGTTCAATAATCGAAGCTTTTTAATTATTTATGCAATCCAACCTATTGCTCTAAGCGTTTGCACGCATTCCTCATACTTTTCATGATCTTTATAATCCTCTAAGAAAATTCTCACTTCCGTTTCTGTACGCCCTTTCCTAAGCAAATGATAGAATGATTTGACTAGATTAATCGGCTTCATCTTTCCATTTTTGTAAACGGCCGAACAAAACTCAAATCCTGTAGTCAGATCGATCTTCACATAATCCTTGATAGTTATTCCAATACTGGCGTATTTTTCAACAGCATTTTCTGTGTACTCCTCTATGTTATCATCACCGTTTTCGCGGCTCCACGAATTAACCCCAACAACATAACGACAGAGGAGATCTCGCTTGTTGGTATTCCCAACTGACGTCCGATCTCCTCCTGACGCTGTTCCATGGTTTCGATTCTTCGCCACAACTTTACCGTCAGATAAAATATAGAGAGCACTCCTTTCTAAATGGTTTATGTTTCTAATCAACCTGGCTCCAAACGAGTTTGTATCCAAATTCATTCTCTTAATTGTAAGCTCAGTCTCAGCATCGTTGATCTCTTTTTGTATAGAATGCTCAAAGCCACTACAATCATTTGTTGCTAACTCCAAACCGCTGCCGTCCTTACCGTATACAAGAGCATGATGCACTATTCCAATTATTCTTTGAGTATCTTCTTTAGTACGCCCCATACCCAAACAGGACGACTGTTCAATACCCCAGTTCTCCATCAATTTCTCTTTTATTGTACAAC